ACCCACTGGCAGGGTCCATATAATTTTTATTATTATTATTATGTAGTATATCACTCTTAATATTTGCCGATGCCACGACAGCGGAGAGCCCGTTCGCGCAGACGTAGGTCTTTGCGCTCGAGACGCTCCCGTAATCGTGTTCGGCGTATTTCTTTTAGACGCCGCCGTTCTGGTATCAAGTCCCGTTCTATTGCTCGTCTTGGTCATCTTGTTCCTCGAAGGTTGCGTATGAGCACGAACTACTCTACAGACCTTACGAATCTCACGTCTGCTGGTTATCAGGAGGTTGTGTTTAATGGTTCTGGTCTTTATGACACGGACCCTGCGGTTGGCGGTCATCAGCCTCTTCTTTTTGATGAAATTATGGCTATGTATGATTATTATTTCGTTTATATGTCTTCTATCAAGGTAGACATTTTCCCTCAAGCATCCGGTGCATTAACTTCTTATGGTTCTGTTTACCATAAACCTACCAGCAGTGTTGGTGGTCTTATGGGTGGAATGACTCTTACTCAGCTTCGTGAGCAACCGAATCTGAAGATGGGTCGTTTCAATTATTATTGGGCTCGTGGAAATAGTTTCACGTTTGGTCCTGTTCGTCATCAGGATATTCAGCGAACATGGAGTGTGAAGAATCCAGATTGTTCTGGGAATGTTGGTGCCAATCCTGCAGACAATGTTTTTCATCATATTGTTTGGGTTGCACCGGATGAATCTACCGCTTTGAATATCAAAGTGCGTTTCAAGCTTACCTATTGGGTAGAGTTCTATAACGTGGACGAGTTTATCGACTCGTCATAGATTTTTTGTTTTCAGTAAAAGAACGTTCCTCAAATTTAAAAATCAAAAGTACTCTTTAACATTCAAAGTATCTGGGGATAGCTTACTTAGCCCCCCTTGGGGGGTGGGGGGGGTCGCGCTAGCGTAATAGATTTTTACTTTTTAATGATCAGCAACCAAATCATCATAAGCTTTTGTTAAATCGATAAAAGCGTGGGACCGAATCAGAAGTGGCTGTGCAGTATTACCAGCCACTTCTGTAACATCTGTAACATTTGTAGCACCAGTCGGTCCGAGATGTTTTACTCCTCCGCTCTTCAATCGACGAGCCACTTGCTCATACTCGTTACCGCGCCAAAAAAAGGAGGGAGAATACTCGCAAGTGATGTAAATATACGGCGAGTTGATTTTGACGTAGCCACCCTTATACTGACCTTGGTAAGGATAGCGGTCAAGCAAACGCAATAAATCACGGTAAGGCCACTTTCCGTCAAAGTCATCAATGATGATGGCTTCTTGTTGTTCGTATCCGTCCCACCACATGGTTCCATCTTTGATGTAGACGGTTTCATGAGCTTCATAAGCCGAACGAGTCTTTCCAGTGCCGGCAGGACCCCAGATCCAGGTAACGACTGGGGGTTTGTCGATAGCACGATCGGTAAGAGATGCAGCGCGCAACTCTTTGATTCCCTTAGCATATTTGATGAATTGAGTCGGATGAGCGCCAGCGATATCCGATAGGGAATTACCCTTGAAGATGTCGCTTGCGACATCTTCAAGGTCGGAGCGTTTGCCTTGTTGTTTCATGACTCCCTCCTCATGCCAATCACCATCTTTCTTACAATAGTCGATTGCTTGTTTCTGACTGCCTTTTCTCTCTTCGATATGCATGGTGGGAAAAGCTTTTTTCAACGTGGTCAATCTCTTTGGTTTGTCAAACTCAGCGTACCCTTGCAGATGGAGACGCTTGCTATCGGGACAAGTTTCACGTCCAACGATAACGTACGTGCACCCATGTTGGTCAACGTGTGGATATTCTGCTTCATCGAAGGAGGTAAAGCAGATATTGCGGTACATTTTGGTCTCCATTTTGTGCTTTGAAAAAAGTGAAAACATAAAAACTGAGCGTCTATATATGGTGTAGATTTTTTTTTTTGCTATGCGCACTCAAAACAAAAAACAGTTGCTATGCAATTACTTTTTCGGAATGCGGAACCGTGACCCACTGGCAGGGTCCATATAATTTTTATTATTATTATTATGTAGTATATCACTCTTAATATTTGCCGATGCCACGACAGCGGAGAGCCCGTTCGCGCAGACGTAGGTCTTTGCGCTCGA